GGCGATTTCTTCACATCTGTTGCGAACTTCAAAGGTTGAAAGGTCGGTACCCGTAAGAGGGAAGGTACACGACCTCGACGGAGGCAATTCTGAAGGCAGAGTTGTTTATCATAAACATACTGCCATCGTCGAAATTCCGGCCCATCAGGAAAATGGGTCGATGACATCGGGAGCCCATACCCACCATAACATTCAGGCAGGTATAAGGGAACATCCCCATGATCAGGAAACAATTCTGCGTTGTAATTGAGAAAAGCGTCGATTAACGCAGAACGTCTTGGATCGTTGAAACCCCAACCCCGCACTAACGCGGAACATCGGGCACCGATAGTGGTGGACCTGTCATCTAATTTCTGACAGGAAGTCTCACGATTTCCAGAACGTTTCATACCGATTAATAAACCGGTATTCACAAACGGCATCGAAACGTAACCGTTGTGACCGAATGGATCATGGTCCGGAAGACGATCAAAGAAAAGTTCAGAATTGATCACCATGAAATCCGTTGAGAAATAAGTCTTACCAACAGAGGGGGTAAGTCCAATCTCACCAGCTAGGAGCTCCCAATCGAGTTTCTCCTCCTCACTGGCCGGAAAGAGGCAATCATCACCATTGACGATAGCCTCCACACTCTGAAATGGTCGCGAAGGAAAGACCGCAGCCCAAATCAGTGCAAAGTTGGCAATACACAGGACCGGAAACGAAGTAACCGACCCCATTAATTGACCACGAGCTTGATAACCTGTTCTAAAGGTATCCGGCTCGACGTACACATGCCCCACCAAAGAACGAACTAAAAGTTCCCGGTAGGTTGTTGGCATCTCAGTACGATCAGCGATGCGATTCGCAATCCGATAAGACAACTCAATAGCGAGGTTATCGGTAGCGGCTTTATAATCACCAGAAAGCCACTTTTTGCCGTGGGGAAGGAAACCTAGACAGTGCATAATGCGACGTCCATCAATTTCACCTTTCACAACAAAACGCTGATCCTTTGCAAGGGTTTCATGCATGATCTTTTGGATGGGTCTCAGAGCCTGATACATGAGAACAGGGCCTGCCGTAATTGTCCGGACTTTACATGCCTCAGGTAATGATTGAACAAATACCTGGGGGTCCTCGCCCAAAGCGGCGTGGACTATGTCAGCCTGACAACGGACAAGTTCATCGGCCGCGGCCGATGACAGTACCAAATAGGTCATGTCCTCCTGCGTGATTCTTTCATCAGGATCAACAATCCAATCAGATTGTTTGATATCCGGTAATAAACCAAAAGCACGCAGGTATCCAAAAGCACCATCGTCGGAACGACGCGACTGATTGCGTCCCGACCCCAACAAGGTGGCGTGTGATGAAACACTAGGCCACTCAAGTTGGATTGACGAAAAATCCACCTTTCCGAACAAGCAGTCGACAACTCGATCTGCAAAACCTCCCACCTTCTCGATCGTCAAACATTGCGAAAATGTTCGAGGGGCGGGTGTTGTCATCGTATCGAAAGCTTTGATACGTTCCTGTTCGCAACGCTCAGGTGAAGGTCTCGG